GACTGAGATATTATCTTTGGCTGAGAGTAAAGAAATAATAGAAGAACAGTTCCAGGACTTGATTAATAACCTTTACTTAAAATAATTCTTGACAAATGCCTAAAATTTTAGTATAATATCTTTTCAAATTTGGAGATATTATGCGTGATTTTCTTGAAAAGGCTAGTATTGCTTACTATTGTGGATATCCTTTAATATCCGACAGTGAGTTTGATGCCCTTTCTAAAAAGTACAATGTTGAAGAAGTCGGCCATAAGATTACTGATGGCACTCCACACTTATTCAGAATGTATTCTTTACAGAAAGTTTTTAGCATTAATGATATTCCTACACCCAACTCACAGTACCTTTGTACTCCTAAGTTGGACGGTGCTGCCGTGTCTTTGACTTATATCAATGGACACTTAGCACTTGGATTGACTCGTGGGGATGGTAATATTGGCCGAGATATTACCGACAGGCTAGAACTGCTAGTACCGAAAAATCTCTCTTTCAAAGGAGAGATTTTCATTACTGGCGAAGTAGTTTGCCCTTCGACTGTCACCAATGCGAGAAACGTCGCAGCGGGGTCGTTGAATCTTAAAGATCTGGAAGAGTTTAAAACTCGTCCGCTGACTTTCGTGGCTTACGATGTACAAGGCGTTCAATACGACTTGTACACTGAGGCGCTTTCTCTCTTGGCCCAGGAGGGGTTTAACACTGTTGATACCTTCGATTACCAAAACTATCCTACGGATGGTATGGTTTACCGTATCAACTCTCGTAAATCTTTCGATAAAATGGGACATACAGCCCACCATCCTCGAGGTGCTTTTGCTCTTAAAGAGCAGAAGGAGGGTGTACATACAGAATTGCTCGATGTTGTGTGGCAAGTAGGTAAGTCTGGAGTAGTCAGTCCAGTTGCTATACTTGATCCAGTCGAAGTAGAAGGAGCCACTGTGGGCAGGGCTACTCTACACAATATCGAGTACATTCGCTCCCTGGAACTAGAAATTGGTTGTACTGTAGAAGTTATTCGTAGTGGAGAAATTATTCCTCGAATTTTACGACGTATAGACCTTTGAAAAAATAGTTCTTGACTTTTACCTCACTTTTTCGTATAATATATTTTACTTTTTCGGAGAATCAAAATGCTGCGAGCGATCGTGCCTCCTACAGACTGCCCGTCCTGCGGGTCTGCTCTGGAGTGGCTGAATCAACTTCTATATTGTAAGAGTACCATTTGTGGTGCTCAGAAACAAAAGAAGATCGAGCATTTTGCAAAAACTCTGAAAATCAAGGGTCTAGGCCCTGCGGCTATAGAAAAGCTAGGTATTCAAGACTTCGATGAAATATATACTCTTACTTTAGAGGATATATCTTCAGCTTTAAGTTCTGATAAAATTGCACTGAAACTAAAAGGGGAAATCGACAATTCAAAGTCCGCTCCTCTAGATTTAGTGTTACCTGCTTTTGGTATCCCATTAATCGGAAAAACGGCAACGAAGAAGCTGTCTGACACTGTTAAAAATATTAATGAAATAAATGCAGACACTTGTGAGCGTGCCGGATTAGGCCCAAAAGCTACAGAGAATCTTACATTTTGGCTTGCGAATGAGTTTTATTCTTTCTACGATGGTTATTTACCGTTTGACTTCAAGTTTGTAGTTACAGAAAGAGTAGAGCATAAGGGAGTAGTTTGTATCAGTGGACGTCTGAAGAGTTTCAAGACGAAAGCGGATGCAACTGAAACTTTGTCCAGCCAAGGCTACGAAGTTAAATCTAGCGTTACAAAAGATGTAACGATTCTTGTGAACGAAAGTGGTGTTGAATCATCAAAAACTAAACAGGCCAGAAATTCTGGCATTACAATTATAACGGATTTAAAATCCTATTTGGAGAATTAAGTATGGCACTCCCTAAGTGGACTGATGAGCGTACTGCTCAACTTACAGCTTTCGTCGGTGACGAGAGCCCCGTGTCTCAAGATACTGTTGCTGAAGCAGCAGATAGTCTGGAGACCTCTACCCGTTCTGTTTCTAGCAAGCTCCGTAAAATGGGCTATGAAGTAGAGCTGGCTTCTTCTCGATCCTCTCGCGCTTTCAGCGAAGATCAAGAAGCAACTCTTGCTGCTTTTGTTTCTGACAACAGCGGTGAGTACACCTATGCTCAAATTGCTGAGCATTTTGAAGGCGGCGCTTTTTCAGCTAAGTCAATTCAGGGCAAGATCCTGTCTATGGAACTTACTGATCATGTCAAGCCAGCCCCTAAGGTCGAAACCGTTCGAACTTACTCGCCCGACGAAGAAGTAACATTTATCAATATGGTAAATGATGGCGCTTTTGTTGAGGCTATTGCTGAAGCTCTCGACCGATCTGTAAACTTTGTTCGTGGTAAGGCTCTTAGCCTTCTTCGTTCAGGCGAAATCGACGCTATTCCACGCCAAGAGCACACCAAAGGCGGAGCCAAGGAAGATCCCCTGGCAGACCTCGGTGATGTGTCTGGAATGACTGTTGAAGAGATCGCAGAAGCTATTGGCAAAACTGCTCGTGGTGTTAAGACTATGCTGACTCGTCGAGGTATTTCTGCCTCTGACTACGACGGCGCTTCTAAAAAAGAAAAGGCTGCTAGCTAAGTAGATTTT